ACGAGAGGCACGCTCCTCGAATGGTATTGCTGATCCGGTCTTACTACGTGACTCAGGGGCCGGTCGATCCTGGCACGAGTGGCGGGGGCGGGATTTGAACCCGCGACTTCTGGGATATGAGCCCAGCGTTCTACCGAACTGAACTACCCCGCTATGCGAGACACGCCTGGTGGGCGTGTCCCTTTGTGTTATCGAGCGCCTCCACCAGAGGAGAGGCCGCCACCAGCGGCCGATCCTTCACGCCCACCAAATGCGCCACGCTCTTGCGACATCAGGCGCCTCTGCTTCTTCTGGGCCTCAGTGCTTCCCTCGGTACCGAAAGTCGCAGCCTCAGAGTTCTTGAGGTTCCAGTCTTCGCCGTAAACGGCTCCCAGCGCCCTCATGGTGTCAAGCTCGCCAGCGATCTGCTGGAAGCCTTGACGTGCCTGATCTGCCGAGATGCCCATGGTGGCGAGCTGCTCGGCGTAGCCCTGGTCGAACTGAAGGTTGTTGCGGAGAGCCTCAGCACCGATCTGAGCGGTTGCGGCAGCCTTCTGGAGGTACGGCATCGCTCGGTTGGTGTCGAGGAAGTAGGCGGTCAGGTGGGCGTCGTCAATGCCCATCTGGTTGAGCGCCTTGCGGTAGTCCGGGTTGGCCAGGACGGTGGCCTGAGTCGCCAGATCTACTCGCTGCTGAATCTCGGACGGGGAGATGTTCTTCCCGATCCAGTTGTTGAAGTCGGAGTTGCTGTCATAGAAGCCAGTGGGCATACCCGCTGACGCCATGATCTGCTTGTAGCTGGTCTCGGTGGCGAGATACTCGGCGGGAGAAAGGACAGGCAGTCCGTTCTTCTTACGTAGCTCGTTGCCAGCGAATCGCTGCTTGTACTCTGGCGTGTCCTGGAGCTGAATGCTGATCGTGTCAGCAGACTCTCCATTCTTCACGTAGTTGTAAATCTTGTCTGCCAGAGAACCAAGACCGTAGCTCTCGAACAGAGACTTAAGTGCGAGGTACGCGTCCCTGTTCGAACCAGTAAGCAGCTTGTCATACTGGCCGGTCTCCTCGTAGTACTTGTTCTGGAGGGTGGGGATCTTGGTTTGCAGCGCCTTGATGGTCGCTGCATTCGCCTTGATCAGTGCGTCGTACTTGGCGACCTGCGCCTTGTACTTCGCCACCGCCTTCTTGTCCTTGGGGTTCGGCTTCTTGAGGTGAGCCTTGGAAGCCTGGAGGATCTTGGCCTTGTCCTGCGCGCCCTTGAGCTGCTTCTTGGCTGCGTCAAGCTGCTGGCTGGTAGTGAGGGGAGGACGGCCGTAGCCGGGATACCCGCCGATCGGGCCCTTAGCCCACGGAGGCGTTCTGATTCCGACAGGAACCTGTCTCGCCCAGTCGGGCAGTTGCCTGGTAGGTATGGCCATCTCGCCTCCTTAGTACTTGAGTCCGAAGTCGGCAAGCACCTGGTGACCAACCTGCATCAGGCTGTCCTGTGCGTTCTGCGTCTTCTTCCATCGTGGATCGTTCCGCAGCTCGTTCTCGAACTGCCAGAGCGGCTTGGCCTGACCCTCACCAGTGTTCGGGTCCTTGTAGTTCAACGCCTTCTTGATCGTCGGGTCGAACAGGTTGATGCTGCCTCCGGGCAGCTCAAGGATCTGAGCCATGGTGGTGAGGTACGGATTGGCCAGGTCCATCACGCTCTGTCCAGCATCGATCTGCTTGGACCACTGCGGGAACTGGGCCTTGGCCTGCTTTCGGATCTGCGACATGTAGTCCTGCTCGGTGCCCATACCTCGCACGATGTCTCGCGCTCCGTTGGTGAACCAAGTGGAAGCCATGGTGACGCCCATCGAGTAGGCGTAGTCCTTCAGCTTCTGGACCTCTTCGCCGCCCTGTCCGTACCAGTGATCCCCGTCGAAGTAGACACGCTTGCCCATCTCAGCTCGGAGCTGGTCATCGGACCAGCCCTTCGCGGCCACGTTGTAAGCCATGGCGTTCAGGAACTTCTTGGTCTGATCGTTGGGCTGGATGCCGAGCTGAGCAGCTAGCTGCTGCACGTGGGTATATGCAGCGTGATACTCCTGCTTCGCTGTGGCGGGGTCGCCGTAGGTCTTGGTGAGGTAGTCGCGCTCCTGCTGGCTGTGCGACTTCCACCAGTGAGTGTCTCGGATTGCAGCTTGGAACTTCTCGGTGGACCAGCCCTTGTCAACCGCCTTGTTGAAGAGCTTCTTCAGTTCGGGGACGGCGTCGAACAGTGCTGTCACATAACCGTAGCTCTCGGCTGTCTCGCCTCTGCTCATCGGTACCTTGTTGTCCTCTCCGCCACCGCCTCCACCTCCCCCACCACCAGAACCTCCGCCCTTATAGGCGGAGGCGTGGTTGAGGACGCTGTCGACGTAACCCTTGATGCTCGGCCCGCCAGGCTGAGAGTGGGTGGACATGTCCAAGTCGTGGTTGCCGGGTCCGGCGTACCATGCGGCTGCCGCACCACGCGCTCCCCACTTCTTGTAGTAGCCGTAGAGGATGCCGCGCACGATCTTCTCCTGAAGATCTGGGCGGTCCCTGAAGGTCTGCCAAGAGATGGAGTAGCCGAGTACCTGCTTGGACCAGCCAGGCACGTTCGACTTCAGGACCTGGTACTTGCCGACTGCGCCATAGGCGTTGACCTTGCCGTAGTCGACTGTCCCGTGACCGCCAGTCTCCTGAATGGCGATGCCGTACATCAGTTGATCGAAGGTGGTCATGGGCTTCTCCTTAGCTCGCGAGGCCCATGTTCTTGAGGACCGAGAGGCCGACGTTGAAGGCGTTGTCCTGGGCGGCGTCTGTCTGCTTCCAGCGTGGATCGTTGCGGAGTCTCTGCTGGAAGTCGGTAAGGCTGAGGCCGGTAGGCTTGCCATCAGGAGACAGGCCGTTGAGAGCAGACTTGATAGTCGGATCAAAGACCGTGATCTCAGTGTCAGGAATCTCAAGGGTCTGCGCCATCATCTGAGTGTAGGGCGACGCGATGTCCTTCACCGTTTGCCCCGCATCGATCTGCTTGGCGTACGCTGGGTACATCGACTTCGCATGCTCTCGAACCAGCGACTCATAGTCCTCGGTGGTTGCCACCTTGCGGACCACGCGCTGAGCCTGGTTCTTGATCGTCTGGTCGTCGAGCGTGATGCCCATGTTGGCCGCGTACTCCTTCATGGTGAACTCGTGCATCCCGGCCTCACCCTGGAGCGTGCCGTTCTTCGTGAAGTTCACATACTGACCGAGGACATTCCTCAGAAGGTCCTCGTCCATGTTTGTCCGGAGCGCAGTCTCAACGATGTGCTTCAGCTTCTTGCTCGGGATGGCCGCCCCTATCTGGGCGGCGAGCTGCTTGACCTTGATGGTCTCAGCATCAACCATGGCATCCCACGTTGCCGGGTCTGTCTTCTTGGTGATCTCGGCCTGACGCATGGAATCCGAGTTGGTCTTCCACCACTTCGTGTCACGAATGGCGGCCTGGAACTTCTCGGTGGTCCAGGTTTCCTTGACCGCCTGGCTGAAGATCTTCTTCAGATCCTTGTTGCCCTCAAGGAATGCGTAGGTGAAGCCGTAGGAGCTAGCCAGCTCCTCGGGCGTCATAGTCTTCAGCGGGTCAGAGTGGTCCTCGGGGCCCTGATTCTCGGCCCACACGCTGTCGATTCGCCGACCACCCATGAAGCGATCGGCATAGTAGCCCTGTGTGATGTCGGTGATCTGAACCTTCTTGCCGGGGCGAGGAGCTTCGATCATCTTTCCGCCACCCGCATAGATCCCCACATGGTCGGGGCCGGGCTTGTTGTGATCAGTGTCGAAGAAGACGAGGTCTCCTACGCGGAGACCTCTCATGCTGATTGCCTGACCCTGTGACCACATTGAGTACGAAGTGCGAGGAAGGTTGATGCCGAACTTGGCGAAGCCCTGCTGAATGAGTCCCGAGCAGTCAACGCCTGTCTTGAGATCGTTGCCACCCCAGACGTAGTTCGTCTTCCCGACGAACTGCTTCAGGTAGTTGACGATGTCAGCACCCATAACAGCCATCAGCCACCGCCAATCATCTGCATCAGCGCGTTGAAGTAGGTGGTACCGCTCTGGTACTTGCCGTACTCCTTCGTGCCCTTCACCTTCTCGCCTACCAGCGAAGCACGAGCGGCGTCCGTAACGCCGCCACTGTGAACCACATCAGAGGCGGTCACGTTGCCCATGTCGTCATAGTGCTCAGTGGTCGTGGTGATCTCCGGATGATCACGCTCATAGCCATTCAGACTGGCCTTGAACTGAGCCAGCTCCTTGGCGGTCGGAGCACGACCGATCATCTGCGTGAGCGTCTGCTCAGCAATGGCCTGCACCTGCTTCGGGTCCGAAAGGTCGATGGCTGTCTGCTTGGTTGTCTTCGTCTTCGGGCCGACATACTTGACGCGTTCGCCGGTCGCGTTATCGATCAGCCAGTCACCCTCGCGATGAGTACCCATGGAGCCGGGCTTCTTGTTGTACGACTCCAGGATGTCCCACGGGGACCAGTTGGCCTTCGTGCCACCCGTCTGCGACTTGTTCAGGGTGATCGCCATTTTGAGCAGATCATCCCAGGCGCTCATCGCCTCAGGGATGCCCATGTCGGCGGATGCTCCCGGATACTTGTACATGATCAGCTTGGACACGAACTGCTTGTAGAGGTTCGGGTTGCTGTTGTACCAGTAGCCAGGAAGGGACTGAGCCTCCTGGTAGGTCATGTCGTCAGTGCTGGACCGACGCCAGCCCATGCCTTCGAGTCGGATCTCAGGCTTGTACTGCTTGCCGATCTTGACCTTGTCCCCAGGCATGGGGGCCGAGTTGTTGAACCCGCCCCCCAACGTGCCTGCCTGAAGTTGGCTCTGACTCATTCCAGTAAGGCCGAGAGGATTGCTGCTTGAGCTAGTGCTCGGGTTGGTGCCGGGAAGATCGCCGGTCACGGGACCGCCGTAGGTTCCCCCACCGCCACCACCGCCGCCTGCCATGTCGCCTCCTTACTGAAGGTCGTCGTTGCTGAGGTACCTGTTGAACAGCTTGCCGAACTGAACCGAGCTGTTCTTGAAGTACATCTGGTACTGCCTCCACGCGTACCCGAGATCCTGAGCCTGCCCAGCAGGCAGGCCAGCCTCATTGAAGCTGAGCTGCTGGAGCCCCCTCTGGGCGAGCATTCCCTTGAACTGGTTCCGCACGATGAGGTACTCCCTCAGGACCTGAGCATCCTTGCGGAGAGGATCGTTCATGATCCGAGGATCAGTCACCATCTTCTCCATCCAGGAGATCCGGTTTGGAACCGCATTGCGGTCCGTCGTGCCGAACGCCTTGGCCCACCCAGGGTTCTGGGCTCCAAGGTTGTTCACCAGGTTCTGCTTCGCCTGCTGGAAGACTTCAGCCCCTCGCTGTGTATACGAGGTGAAGCCAGCACGGATCAGCTCTGCATCCAACGCTGTGGTTGTCTGCATGTACTGACGCCAGCCCTCCTGGACTCGCATGTCCGCGATGGCCTCTTCGGCAGTCAGCTTACGCCGGACCCTCTCGCCACCCACTTCATCGTGGAGCTGCTTGAGGTAGACCGAGCTGGAGAACGGTCCGCCGTTGTAGACGTCACCGATGGCGAGGGCCGCCATGTCAGGATCCTCAGCGATGAGGTCCTTGTACTTCTCCATCTGCCTGTCGGCGGAGATCGTGGAAGCGATACCCATGCTCTTCGTCAAGCTGGCCGTGAAGCCAGCGTAGTCCTCGCCGAACATGGCAAGGAACTGATCCCGAGCATTGACCGGGTCAGCCGCCTGGAGCGCCTTGTACTGGTCCACGAAGAACTGGTACTTGGTGCCAGACATCGGCGTGTTCTTGACGCTTACAGGGCTCAGCCAGTCCGTCAGAGTCTGAAGCCAGAGGAAGTTCTTGGCGTCCTTCTGGATGTCAGACATCTTCGGGGGGTCAGCCTTCTTGCCCGCACGAAGATCCTCGTAGTAGTGAGCGACCCTCATGTTGTAGATGTCGAGTACTGCCTGCTGATACTTCTCGTTCTCCGTATCCTTGCCGACGTACGCGTTGTACGCGTCTGCCATGTACTTCGGAGTGAACAGATCGATCGTGCTATCCTGCGGTCCGTACGGAAGGATCTTAGCCCACTGGAGGAAGTCGCCCATCTGGGGCGACGTCTTCGCGAGCTGGTTACCCGCCACCTGAACGATCGGGCCAGAGCCCGGATCGAACCACGGGTCTCCAGGGAGAATCGTGTTCAGGCTGTTCATGCGGATAGACGCAAGCTCCTTGCCGGGGCCAGTAGCCCACGGAGCCTTGAGGTGCAGCACTCGGTCCTTGAGGGGAACGAAGCGCCTCTCGGTGATCACCTTACCAGTGACCGGATCAACCGTCTGGACTTCAGCGTAGCCGTCCGTCCCAACGTGATGGCCCTCATTGTCAGTGACCAGGTTCGCAGCAACAGGAGCGTTGTAGATCTTGCTCAGCTTGCTGAGCTGCTCCGGACGCTCGGCGACGAGACCGGCCCACCGGTCAACGCCATCGATCCATGGCTTGAAGAACGGATACACGAAGCGCAGGCCCTGCGAGCCCACAGTGTTTACCGGGTCGTACACGACCTGGCTCATCTGCTTCTTCGCCCGAGCAGCCGCCTTCTGGTTCATCTGCTCCCACTCCTTCGGCGTGATCGTATCATCACCGAAGTTCTGCATCTTGTAGTGGTACTGCTGACGAATCAGGTTTTCCATCTCATGCTGGTGCATCTGAAGGAAGAGCGGGTGTCGAGAGAGGACGTCCGCAGGGACGTCCGCCAGTTGCTTCCAAGCCTTCTCCACCTGGTTGTCAAGCCAGGCGTTAGCCGTCTTGTGGATAGCCAGCGAGCTGTGCTGCTTGATCTCTTCACCGTGCACCACCGGGAACTCATCCCGAGGGAACGCCGCCCTGAGGTCGGCTTCAGTGATGATCTCGTTGTTGGCGAGCTTCCCCTTGAGGAAGTCATCACCGAGATACTTGTCGATCATGAACCGAACGTTGCGCACGAACTGAGGCTTGTTCTGGTTCCAGTAGCCCATGTTCCGCATGTAGGCCCTACCAGGCCCTTCGCGGGTCAGCCACTGGAGAGCCTGCTTGTCGGTAGCGCCACCAGCGATCATGCGATGGAAGGGATCCTGCCGGATCTGCTTGTTCACCGCATCGAGCCAGGACTGCATGTGGCCAGGGTCGTCCGGAGTGATCAGCTTGTACGCACCGGTCTTCTCGGCGTGAGACCAGAACCGCTGCCTGTCGATCATCTCTCCACGGGTGAAGAGGTTCTTCCAGGCAGACTCGGAGCTGATCTGATCCCGAGGGATCGGGTTGTCCCACTCGTCACTGAACGCCTGCGGCACTCGGTAGATCGTGGAGCCGATCTTGTACTTGAAGTCGGAGTCGCCAAGGCGGCGCCCCTTACTGACCTCAGCCTTTCGGAGGATCTCGCCGATGTAGTCGTGGTACTCATCGATCACATTCTGGTGGTCATCGAGTCGGGCCTTCAGTGCATCGATGTATCCCTGGTCAGGATCCTCCGCCTTCCTGGCCTTGGCCAGTTCGATCTGAGTTTCCTTCAGGGCATCGTTCTCGTCAGAGATCCGACCGTACGCCATGCGCAGAGTCGGAGGCACCTTGATGCGAGAGGTCTTGAGACCTCGCGCCTCGGCCTTAGCGATGAGCGCTTCGTCGTCGAGAGCCACGATCGCCCGGTTGGATGCGATGCCCTTGCCGGTCGTGGGGACGTAGGACCCCTTGCCCACAATCGCACCAACCTGCCGGGAACGGTTGGACAGGAAGTGCCCCATACCCTTGCCGGTGTCAAGCAGGGTGGCCATGCCGCCGAACTTGAACATGCGAGCGAGGACCTCATCAGACACCATGCGAGGGATGAAGCCGGGACGCAGGAGCGTCGCCGCCTTCCACAGGTTGTCGAATCCGTCGAGTCGCTTCACCACCCAGTCCTTAGCCTCGCCAGCACCCCCACGGAAGCCCTGGAAGGATCCCTTAGAGCGTGCGACGAGTCGGTTGATCTCCTGGACCGGGAAGAGGATGTCGTTGCTGGAGAGCTGCGTCTGAGCCAGCGGGCTGATCACCAGTCCGTGGCCGTCCTCTTCGGTCACAACGCGATCGGACCGGACAGGCTTGGCATTGTCGACCAAGTCGTCCACTGACTGTCCAGTCAGCTTGGCGATGTCATCAGGGCTGGTGGCCTCGGGGCCGAAGCGCTGCGACACGTTGGTCGGAGCCTTGCCCGTCAGCTCGCTGATCTTGGAGGCGATGCCGTCCTTGATCGCACCCTTCAGAACATCAGCGATGTCCGGGTGCAGTCCGTGGGTGCCGAGGATGTGATTCATGACGGCGTCGTGAATCTGATCCAGAGCCTGGGACCGCTCGATCTTGTTGCTCGCACCGTTGTAGATCTCGATGAGATCCAGGCGCTGCGAAGGCTGCATGCCCGGGACCTGCTTCAGCATGTCGAAGACGCGGTCTCGTGCATCATCAGCGTTGTGGTCGACGAACCCCTGGGGGGTTCGGTCTCCAAAGTTGTGGATGATGGTCATCGGTGCACCCATGCCGCGCTTGACCGCAGTCATGACGAAGTTGCCACCGATCGGCTTGGGCTTCTTGCCAGCCGACAGGAGAGCACGCTTCTCGGCCGCCTTCTCCGTGTTCCTCACGGCAAGACCACCCATGCGGTACATGGTGTTGATCGCGCCGAAGAGCGGGGATGCAGCCGGTGACCAGTTGTCCATCTGTCCGAGAACACTGCCGAGGTAGCGCTCGTTGTTGATCAGCTCGTCGTAGTCGTCGGCCAGCGTTTCCAGCTTGGCAGCCTTCCACTGCTCGGCCTTGAGACCATCAGCGAGCGTGGTCTGCTCCGCAGGACCCACCATCTTCAGCGGAGTCTTGCGAGCGATCTCAGCAGCGGCCGTACGGTTGACGGCAGACTCCCGAGCGAGTCGTCCCCACGTCTGATCCCATCCGTCCTGACGCGGCCCCGGAGTCACGGGTCGCGGGAAGGGCGGCTCAAGGAGCTGAGGGAACTTGGACTCGGTGTCAGCCATGGCGGTGCCAGGCTGCTTGCCAGCCCACTCGCCAGAGAGGGCGTCGTCCTCGTAGTTGGCCTTGAAGTGCTGAAGCATCGGGAGGTTCATCCGGGTGCCCTGGAGCAGGATCCGGTTGTCCATGGTCTGTCCGACCTTCTTGAGCACCTGAGGGGCGCTCTTCGCCAGGTCGGCCGCAGCGTTGGAGTCACCAGCGGTGAATCTCCAGAGCTGCTCCATATTCTCACGCGGAGTGTCGTGAGCGAGCTTCGCGATGTCGTAACGAGCCGGGTTGGCTCGACGACCCTTACCCCACATGGGGTGGTTTGCAATCTCCTCGACGGTGCGACCGTCTTCCTTCATCCAGTCGAAAGCCTTCTGCATGGAGGGAGCGGCAGCAACCTGCTCGGGAGTCTGCTGCTTCACAAAGAGGTCCACGATAGGCCCGCGCGTGCGGGCCACACCAGCAGAGCCAGGAACCTTAA